AAACAAATAAGTCGCAACGCCAGAAAGTACAACAAAACCTGTTGTTGAAGTTGCGGCGCTATTTCCAGCAGCTGTTGACGCAATAGACGAACCTAAATATCCGCTTGTTGTTGGGGAACCAGAACCCAGTTGAACCTGCAAGTTACTTGTTCCGTTCGTACTCACCCCGTTAAACATCACCGTGATCCGGCGCACCCAAGACGGAATGCTGGTGAAGTCAATCGACGTACCAGACGTTGAAGCTACGGCTGTACCACGCTGGATACCGTCATACACGGCCCCGCTGTTGGTCGTTACACCAGCACTACCATTGATTACAACTGACATGACAGCCCCTTGAGTTCATCCAAAGTTGTGCATCCGTCTACCAGATTCGTGATGTCTCGCAGACGCTGTTTTTCAGCCACGATAGCCGATGTGTCTCCACTAGCCTCAAGAGCGCGTTGAAACGCAACATCTTGAGCAACCAGCAACGGCGCACGTTCAGCCCTCAACCTATCCTTCGTGATGGCTTGTGCCTTTGCAAAGTCAATAGTAATCATGCAGTCACCTCTGAAAAGTCAGCAGTCCATGCAGCACGGAATGTGCGATCAGACGGAATGTCAGAAGCCTCAATGATCTTGAATGGCTTGCCTGCTGGAACGTCCTTGGCTGCAATTTGTTCGATGCTCAATCCGCAATCTGCTGGGATGATGACGGACACACTGCCATCGTCGTTGGGGTAGATGATGCGTTGGTTCATGGTTGGTCCTTAACGGAAGATGGCTACTGACACGTTGGCAACATCAAATACCGTCCCTTGGCCTCCAGTTCCAGATACATAGCCGGTTGTGAAGCGATAACTGCCAGATGCTGCGGTGTTGATAGAGTTGACTAGTCGAGCGTTTGTACTACCGGAATCAATAGCCGTTGCAACTACGGCGTAGTTCGCATCAGGCATCGCCGTCGTGAAGTTCACCGTGTAGTCACCCGTACCGTTATCCGTGATGCTCGTCACGTTGAACGAAGCACGAATTGCAACCGTACCCGTGCCATTAAAGTTCACCCAGGCACGGCAGAAAGTTCCGATCTGAGTGCCAGCACTGTCCTGAACCGTTGGAGGCGTACCGGAAACGCCATTCTTGAGGACTAGGGTGCTAGTGCTAGCCGCTTCTAATTGATCTGCGATTACTGTTCCAGCCATGATTAGTTCTCACTCATAAAGGATGTTGATGGAACCGGCATCAAAGGTGTCAGTGCCGTTGACCGTAGTGATGCGAACGCGATCAAGGGTGTCAGAAAGTGTTTTACTAGACGCACACACTCCACCCGTACCGCCAGCGACTATGGGACGAATTACGCCAAAACCAATCCACCGATTGCTACCCAGTAGCGAAAAAACCACTGATCCAATGTTGTTGTCAGACGCACCTATGTTTCTGACAATCGCTCCAGAACTTGACGCAGCGGCAGTGCCCCCATATTCGGCGCTAGAATCGTATCCAGTAGTCTCAATGCCACCAGCATCACCAAGTTGTATCAAAAAGTTACTGGAACCACTTGTACTAACGGCTCCAAACATCACCGTGATGCGTCGCACCCACGACGGAATGCCGGTGAAGTCAATGCTGGTGCCAGAGGTCGATGCTTGAGCGGTAGCAGCGACAATTGGTGCTAGCGTCCCAGTAACTGCCACTAGCGTCTGCGTGTTTGATCCAGAGACAGCAGGAGCCGAGACAGTGATCGCTCCTGAAGTGTCGCCAGAGAGAACTAAAGAGGCCATGTCTGTCCTTTCAAATGATTACCCAACGCGAGCCAGTTGGTACTGTGACTGCGACAGTGGTTGTGATAGTGGTAGAAGAAACTGTTTGAGATGGCGAGACAACATAAGTTCCAGTTGTCCCCGTTCCAGTGCCAAATCCAGTGACAACCGTACCAGCAGTCACTCCAGTTCCACTAATAAGTGATCCAATGACCAACACACCACCGCCAGTGCTTCCACTAATGGTGAGTGTAGTTCCAGAAATAGCCCCAGTGCCTTCAAAACTTGAGGCCACGGTGATCGGCCCAGTAGACATTGCGTTCTTGTTGGCAGAGATCGAGTACTCAATTTTCACAGTCTGTGAGTTCTCATAAAAAACATCATCTCCACCGCCACCAGAAGCTCCCCCGCCACCAATTGCTCCCCACGCAGTACCGTTGTATCCTTCAAACTCCGTGTTAGTCGTATTGAAGCGAACTTGGCCAGAAGTTGGAGAACCAGGGCGCTGTGCCGTAGAACCCTTAGACAACAACACGGCACCAGTTGAGGTAAAGCTGGAGTCTGCTGATGCAGTCAGCGAAGTGCCAGATATAGAAGTGCCAGTAAACGCACCAGTGGCCGTCAATGCTGCTGTAGTAACAGTGCCAGTGAACGTGGGTGATGCTAGATCAGCCTTCGTCGCAATGGCAATCGCAATGTTGTTGTACTCAGTGTCAATCTCAGTACCTTTGACAATCTTGAGTGGATTGCCAGAAGGAAGAGCGTCTTTAGTCGCAAAGTTGGTGCTTTTGGTGTAGTTGCTCATGCCAATTTCCCATTTTTCGATTGGATCTCAATTTTCTGGATGGACAAAGCAGATCCATTGATCGTTGCTTCATATCCACTCTGTACAAATTTACCAGATCCAGATGTTGGACAACTCAATTCTTGAATAAGAATGCCGTTAGAGTATTGAGCAATATTGTATTCACCAATGTTGTATTCTGAAATGCCTTGTGTCGGTATCAATACATTTGCTGATTGATATGCAGATGTAAAGTCAAAAGACCATTTTACAGTGACAAATTGGTTAGTCCCGCCGATCACTGTAACTTTGATTTTTTTCAGGATAGACGTAACAGTCTGCTCATTGAGATCGGCATAGTTGGTGTAGTACATCATTCGATATGATGTCGTATCATCCAAGTAGGCATCGTACTTACCGATGTAGCCAGTCTTGCCAACCAAAATATCGCCGTTTCTCCTGGCAAGCAATGCCGTAGGCTCTATCGAGTCCCATGATGTGACCCTAAACGATCCGTCTTGAAGCTGTTGGCGCGTATCAAAACAGTACACACCCTTCACAGATGGGAACGTCAGCAAATAGAACGCATCTTTTTCAGAATAGACAGACTTGATGTTCGCAAGTGTCTCTCCATTGATGATCGTTATGAGGTCGTTCCTGACATTCTTAGACAAGTCGCCAAGCGGTGCAGACTTCTCAATGATAGTCCTGGCAAACGACCTGACACCAGAGTTGGACAAAAACAGCACATCTTTGCCCGTGGTCTGAATCGTATCCCGTGCGATACATCCAATCCCGCCTACAGTGTCGCTCAGGCTCATCGTAGAGGGCGTAGTGGCATTTTGATAGACCAGGATCTGCCGTTTGCCAAAGATGATCAGGAAGCCGTTGTGAGCAGCAAGGCCTTGGATCTCATCAGGGCCGTTTGGCCAGATCCTGTCCACATTGAGAGAGCCAGCAGTGCCAGTAGACCACACATGGCCTGCCAGCAGATCAGAAAAATAGACCGTGTTCTTGACTGTGGATGTATTGGCTACCCACAGCCTACCAAAAGCTGACAAAGCGATGTTGGCGCTTGGCACCGTAGCGACATAGCCTGTTTTCTCACTCACACGACGATAGGTCGTAGTGCTAACAGCGGGGTCATAGATCAGCGGATCATGGCCCGTTTGGAAGAAATAGGTGATGCCATTGAGGGAAGCGCACGACCAGTTGTTAGCAGTGATCGTAGGAGCCGTCCCACCCCCCCCGTAGGTCAATTCCACGACAGCATTAGCTCCATCGAGCTTAAACAGCTTGTTATTGCCTGCGAACAATACAGTCAGTGTGCCGTCAGACTGAACAAGCTCATGGATCACACCAACAGGATTAGCCCCAAGATTGCCAGAAGAGCTATTGACCTTAGACCAGCCCTTGCGAGAGCCGATGCGGCCATACTGGTCGATGATGCAGTTCGTCGCAACAAGAGCAAAGCCAGCCGCCAGATCAAGAGGCGAGTCTTGCGTGTTCAACCCGAAAAAGCCTGGGGCTGAAATGCTGGCAATCTGAAGCGGCTCACTCATATCGCAACAAATTCTTGGTTCTCAGGGTAACGAGTGCTTTCAAGAGCGATGTAATCTGCTAGCATGGCTCTATAAAGCTGGTAAGCCTCCGATGAAGCTAACCCACCATCTTCCCCGCGCTCCACCAGGGCACGAGCATAGGCATTCTGTACCACCAGAACGTCTGGAACCAGTACAGATGTACTGTCCGACGACAGAGTAGCCTGTGGCACTGTCAGGCTGAAGTTCATTGTGTAGACACCATCTGGCCGACCAAACAGAACTACTTTAGTGTCGCCATTGCCATCAACACCATCAAATGTGTAAGCCTCTGGAATCCCAGAAAGCGGAGTTGAGAAGTTTTGCAGACGGTTCATCTCCACAAAACTGATGTTCCGCAAGCCAACATTAGACGTTACATTGAGTGCGTCCATCACCTGAAACTTCTGACCAGCACCAGTCATCGAGTAGATGTAAGTACCGCCAACGGTGTTGAACGTCAGAGTCTGTCCCAATACGTTCCAGGCGTAAGAATCCTCAATCTGGCGCTTGGCATCGTTGACGAACTTTCCAATCAGAGTTGAGTAGGTCGTTTCCGTGCTGGTAGATACGGTAGTCTCCCGCAGCCTAATCAGCACATCATTGATGAGTTCTAGGTAGGTCATTGCCGTGTCAATCCTGTTTCTTCAAAGGTGGCGATGAAGCTAAACGTACTGCCAGATTCAGTCGTAATCTTGATCGAATCACCTTCTTCCAACACAATGTACGCATTGCCATCGAACTGCAAGTAGTTCTTAGCTGATAAGGTGTACTCTGTCAGAATGTCGTAAGTGGCACTTGCGCTGGAGTCAATCCACTGCACCGTGATGTGCTTTGTCGATCCACCAGTGTTGTGGATATACATCACCGTGAACTTGGCGTAGTAACCCGTCGGAACCGTATAAACGGTTGTTAGCGTTGCCGCTGTTGGATTTACACCGACGGAAACTGGCCTCACTTCTTGTTCCTCGCTGAGATCGCCTTAGCTTTCGACCTTGCATCTGCTTTGGACGATGCACCCCAGGCTCGGAGGGACAGAAGAAGGCGAGTGGGTTCGCCATTCTTGTACTCAGGCCCGGGCATATTGCCCATACGCGCTAGGAAGGAGGCCCTTCGTGGGTTATCGCCTGATTTGACGGGAGGTTTTAGGTTCCCGCCTGTAGACTCATTATAGGACTTTCTGCCTTTGGCGTTAAGCCCACCAGCAGGATTTTTACCTTCTTTCCTAGTCCAAGCAGCGGTTTTCATCGATACCTCGCCGTCTTTTGAGCAATCTTCTTTGGCTGAGCAACGAATTGCTTTCCAGATGCCTTGCCAGCACGTTTAGCCTTAGTGGTGGCAGCGTACTCGGCAGGAGTCAACGCTTTAATAGCCTTTTCTGGCAAATAACGCTCACCCGTAACACTAGATGGCTTACCAGACTTGGTACGCCATTTCTGCGCTGTCCAATCTTTGAGGGATTTCTGAGTGGCTTTCACTTGTACCCCCCACCCTTGGCTTTGTACTCCTTGGCCAACAACTGGGCCTTACGGGCACTCCATTCACCAGCCGCCGTGCCTTGAATAGCCTGCCCTTTGATCCGCTCAAAAAGAGCCTTTCGCATGGCAGGTTTCGTGTAATTCTTGGCAGCGTTGACTTTGGATTTCACTTCTTCTTCCGGGACTTCCCGGCCTCAGACAATGCAATGGCAATGGCTTGCTTGCGAGAGGTCACTTCTGGGCCTTTCTTAGACCCAGAGTGCAGCTTGCCAGCCTTGTACTCTCGCATAACCTTGCTGATCTTCTTTTCAGCTTTGGTTTTCATTTGCCACGGCTCATCTTGTTGGTCATTGCACGTTGACCACGCTTGGGCAGCGGTTTAGGCTTACCAACAGCCACCATGATGGCCACAGGCATAGCCTTCTTTGCGCCAGAAGACTTAGACTCTTTCTTACCCATTTTGGGAGCAGACATTTTGCCGTACATGATCAATCCTTTGTGATAGGCCCACCAGACTTCCAAGCATCACAAGTACGGGCCGCTGCACAAGTGAAGTGAAATAGGTCGCAATAACCTAAATCTGCCGCCTTGACAAACTTCTTGTCATAGGACAACTCATTCTCATTCTCGTACTCAGTCTCGTTTTCAACTTCGTACTCGATCTCGTCTTCGATCTCGTCCTCGATCTCGTCCTCATTGTCGTATTGACTATCGTCATTTTCCAAGCCCTTAATGATGCATTCCATCATCTTTGGAGTTTGGATAAAAGCCGCACAATTGCCACACCGCATCCCTTTGATCGCGTCAGTAGGTGCGTTGTACATCTTAGCTTTTTTCAGCCAAAAAGCGGTGTTTGGCTCGTCAGGGTTCGGCGGTCCATAGCCGTACTCTTTGAACGCATGATTGCGGTTCTTGAGGTTGACATGAACGTCTTGTGTAGCGATTGGGCACACAAGCCCTGAGAGCATTCCCATACTAGGTGCCTTTTTGCTGTTTAGGTGGTCGTCCGGGCTTTTTGGCCACCACAGGGGCAGTCATAGGAAGAGGACGGCTTTCTTCCTGTTGAGGCTCTGGCTCATCAATCTGAATGTAGCCAGCGTGACCTTTCATGGATTCAATGTCGTGCGTGTAAGTGAACGAAACCGTATTGCCACTTGCCAAACAACGATAGGTTGCCATTGTCTTATCCGTAGATAGGGATGTACCCATCAGCACTCACAAGCCATGCTTTGGTTGCTGATGCGTCTTCGTAAACAGGGATGTAGTCAATCCAGGCTTTCTTGCCAGTGGTTGACCCAAGGATGTCTGCGTCAATGTTCCCATCATAGGAATTGAGAATTCCAGGAGAACCAGCAGTTTTGACGGGGATGTAATCGGACCAACGAGTCAGACCTGTAAGAGTCGTGATCTTGAAAACAACCATCTTCCCGTTGTTAGAGGGAAAAGTCTGAGGAACCATTTACACCTCCGAAGAAAACAGGGGGCTTGTGGCCCCCCGTCCTTACACAGCGCGCCCGATAATGAGCGTAACAGTGGTTGATGCCAGATTCACAGAACCGGCAGTCGGGTTGTAGGTAACGATAGTCACCGTGTTGGCAGCAGAAACGTAGGCCCGTTTGACCAGACCAGCCTCGCTAACGCCATGCGAAAAACCGATAACCATATCACCCAGTGCAACACCAGGAACCGTGACCGTATCCGTGTCGGTAGCACCAGCCGAAACTGCGCCAGCGTCAAGAGTACATTGCACTTCCCAGGTGTCCGAGAACAAGCCTCGGAATTGGTCGTTTCCACGACGGGAAACAACAGCGGTTGCAGCAGCCATTTCAATCTCCTATAAGAAAAAGATCCCTCCCCCGAAGGGGAGGGGACAACTGCAATTAGGCCGGGACAGCCAGGGCAAAAGCAGCGGAAGCGTCAGCAGCAGTGCTGGTAGCGTTGGTACGCAGAGCCTTCACACCGTAGATCGTGTCAGCGGTGAACAGGGTACCCAGGTACTCTTGCTTGTACTGCGTCTGCGAACGGATGCCAAGCTGCTCAACCAGAACCATCGCATCGCGGTGGCCCATCAGGCAGATACGGTCATTGCCAGAGTTACCGGCACCAGAGTCAGCGTTCGACGAAGAGAACACTGCCATGCCGTACAGTTGGCCAATCTCACCGTTGCGGATAGCATCGCCGTTGCCAACGAATGCTTGCTCGGTGTAACGGGCCAGACCCATCAGGGTGTTGCGGCTCGACGGGGGAATCAGGAAGAAACGGCCGTCCATGGGAACGTCGTTGTCATCCAGGCGCTGAATGGTGCGACGGATAGCAGCATCAGTCAGAGCGGCAGCGTTGGACGAGGTGCTGTTGTAAGCAGTCGTGCCATCAGAGCCGATGAACGCCTTGGTCGAGGTGTTGCTGGTAGCGTAGTCGTTCGTGCCAACGGTTGCGCCGTTAAAATAACGACCAAGCTGAACCAGGTCCGTGTCCATGCGACGAGCCAGGGCGTAACCAGCGTCTTCCGTGTAGAAAGCGCGCAGGCTGGTCAGGGCTTGCACTTCAACGATGTCCTCGATCAAGCGGCTGTACTCAAAGTGCTTGTTGATCAGCACTTGAATATTGGTGTCGCTCTCTGCAATCAGAGTAACGGCATCGGTAGCCACCTTAGCGTTGGCGGTGCCACGAGCGGGGGACGGGATGTTAACGGTGTCACCCTTCTTGCCTTTGAAAGACATACGCTTGACCAGATTGGCCAGAACGAGGTTCTTTTTAAAGGCGGCAACAATTTCATCACTCCAAATTTCGGGGATGAAGTTTGCTGCAGAAGTGGTGGTAACCGCATTGTTCGGTGCGAAAGCAGTGTTTGCCATGTTAAATCTCCAAGAAACAAAGGTTGTTTACTTGACTCGCCCCTCGGAATAGGCTTGCATGATCTCGTCACTCAAAGCCTCATACCTAGCAGGGTCCGTCATTTTTAGCCGAATCAGGTCGGCACGTCTATAAACCCTCTTAGAACTCTCTCCAGATCCACCAACATCAACTTGTGCGGCTTTCATTGATTTAGCCCTACTTGCATCGCTTGCTTGCTCTGCTTGCTTGGACTTCACCCCGCGCAGTTGCTTGAAGGTCGACAACAGTTCGTTGGCAGAGTCATAGTCAAACTCAGAATCGGCCTTCGCGTAGAGCGCCAAACGAACAGATGAACCTTTCACCCAGTTCTGGAACTCCGAGTCGCCAACCACTTGTGTGTAGTCGGGATGCTCTTGCGTCAGCTTCTGCTGAATCTGCAGCCTCTTGAACTCCATGCTGGCCTGACGGGCAGCAAGGACATCAGGATGCTTCTCTATGGTTGCCTGAACCGCCTTTTGAGGATTCTCAAAGAAGTCTACTTCAGGTTCTTCCTGTTTTGCTGGTTGCTTAGAACTGATGTTCTGCTTTATAAGCTCATCTGCGAGTTTTCGGACCTCACCGACCTCTTGGGCCTGTTTACCAATCAGCTTTTCAGCCTCCTGGTGCATCCGAATGATCTCTTCCAAACTTTTGTCCCTGTACTTTTCAGGGAGTTCGGACTTCGCCGCCTCGACTTCAAGTTCGCCTAGCTCGTCAGGTTCTTTGTCAATCAGCATGTTTTTTCCTGCCAAAAATGGTTGTAGGAGATTCAACTCGGTCCAATGACTTATGAGTTGGCTTTGCGCTCCGCATTCAACTTTTCGATGTGCTTGCGCTCAAACCGACCATGTTCGCTCGGAAAAGCACCAGACCATCCTTCAAGTTTGAATTTAGGAGCACTCATGATGCGATGGGCGATGCCACCACACCCACACTGAACAGTAGCTGTCTCATAACCAACTAGCTTCTCAGTGCGCTGTCCGCATTCGCAGACAAATTCATACATTCTTCGCATTCAAGTCCTCGTATGCGTCTTCGCTGACCTTTTTCAAGGTTTTTAGCCAAGTAAGAATGGAAATCTCACCTTTACGAAATTGTAAAGCCTTTTCGTCAGGGATACTACTTACATTGTTCATAGATGCCAACATATTGTCAACATCTTCCATCAAATCGGCCCATCCAGGCTGTGACAACAGGTCAAATCTGTCTTCGTAGTAGCGTTGTAGCTCTGGAGTCACTGGTTCATTCCTTCAAGAAGCGCCCAAATAACGGCTGCAATCGATCCCAAGGCGACCAATAGGCCGACAATGATAATAAAAAGCTCGTCCATTTCCTCTTTTTTGCGTTTGTCAGCCTCTTTTTTGCGTCTAGCAGCGTGCGCTGCATCTGCTTCCATCCTTTGCGCCCTGGCTGCAATTCTGGCCCAAACGTCCATTTTGTTGGACTGAAAGAACAGCATCTTTACCTGCTCTTCAAACTCACGAGCTTGTTCAAGCGCCATTTCTAGCTCCAAAGCCTTGCCCAATGCGCTGCCCTTAAACTCGCCACGCTGAGACTTTTGGACGACCTCAATCGCATCAGCTTTGGCATCAAAATACTTGCCCAACACCGGCCCGAGCGATGTCACATCGTCAACAGTTGCAGAGACTTTTTTTACAAGCTCAACGGCTGACGAGATGGCTGCGAGTGCGGTTATTGGATCAATCATTTCAGCCGCCTTTAAAGTGTCCTACTAGCCATGCTACAGCAGCACCGACTGAACTGGCAATAGTCATCCCCATCCAGAAACCACCTTTGCCCTTGTTGGCGAGCGCGAGCAACTCCTCTATCTGACCTTCCATCTTGTCGATCTTCTTGTCCATGTTCTGGACACGCTCCCAAAGTACACCGTACTTGATTGGGTCAATTTCTGTTGGCTCCACGATGCTCTCCACTTAAACCACAACCCATCTCTGGTTAGATGAGACGGTGACAGTAACGCCACTAGCTATCGTTACGTTTCCTGCGCTAAGACCATTTTGACCAGAGGCAATCGTATAGCTCGTAGAAATAGTTGAGCTATTGACCATAATGCCGTTGTCTGCAACTAATACAGATGATTCAAGTTCTCCAGTACTTGGTTTGTAAAGCAATTTTGCATTGCTGGTATACGCTGTTGTGATCGTGCCAGAAGTAGCTGCTGAAAACAACGGATAGAGAAAACTGCTAGTGCTCGTGTCATTAGAGATCGTTGTACTAGCAGTGGCCCATGATGTATTGGTTCCATCTGTAGTGAGAAACTTCCCAGACTGAGATGACTGGCTAGGTACAAGAGCGTTGAACGCAGCGTTAGCAGTTGTCTGGCCTGTACCACCATTGGCAATCGGCAGTGTGCCAGTGACTTGGGTTGCTAGGCTCACACCAGAAAGAGTGCCCCCAAGAGTAAGGTTACCACTAGAGGTAACCGTGCCACTCAAAGTAATTCCATTTACCGTACCAGTGCCACCAACAGAAGTGACAGTACCAACGTACTGATCGTTTGATGTGACCGTGAAGTTAGGGTATGTCCCAGAGATGCTGGTAGTACCAGCCCCGGTCAGCGAAACGGTTTGATCTGGCGCACTGTTCGTGATCGTTACCGTGTCTGTGCTGTCGTTTGTAGTGATTGTGATGCCGGTGCTAGCGGCCAGCGTCAGCGTGTCATCATTCGTGTCTGCAACAACAGTGCTTTGCCCAGCAACGGCTACGTTCTTAAAGATGTTTTGAGACGAGCCACGATCCGAATTAGTGATCGTGAAGTTGGGATACGTCCCAGATGTGCTGATCCCAGTGCCAGCAGTAAGCGCAACCGTCTGATCCGGTGCACTATTGGTGATCACACCCGTCGAAGTGCTGTAGCTAATGCCTGTGCCAGCACTCAGAGCAGAACGCGCACGAGAGTCCAGATAGTATTGATTGGTGCCCTCGTTGATGTTTGTGGTGGTAAGCACCACAGCACCAGTTTGAGAGTTGACAGAGGTCACCAAATTGGATTGGTCGATCTTCTGCCAGACCGTACCATTGAACATCAGCCAATCACCGATCTGCCAATCAGTGATGCCATCCAGGTTCGTCGATCCTGCCGTCGCAACGATGTAGTAGTAGCCGTTTGTACCAACACCAGACGCTAGGGTCGGCGTGTTCGTCGATGCGTTCCAAGTGCCTTGGTAGCTCAAGCCACCAGCAACCGATGCCCAAGACAGCACAGAGCCGTTTGTCGTCAGGAACTTGCCTGCTTGGCCAGTTTGGCTGGGGATTAGGTTGTTGATTTGGGTCTGGAGGCTTGCCAATGTATCAAGCACTGATTGGCTAGTGCCGCCACCATTGGTAATCACCTTGATCTTTTCAGCGAGATCAGGCGCAACCACCTCACCCACATTGATCGTCCTGCCGCTAGATAGGCTAATGATCAGACTACCGTCAAAGTCGATGTGCGCGTCAGTTACTGATACGCCATCTTCACCGTCTTTGCCATCACGGCCATTCAGCCCGTCTTTGCCCTTTGGACCCATTGGCCCCATAGAGCCATCGCGGCCATCCCGGCCATTAGCGCCGTTCCTGCCGTCTTTCCCGTCTTTGCCGTCCTTGATAGACCTAACGCGAGACTCGATCTTGTTGCCAATGTCATCGTATCTATCGCGTATATCAGACTCGATCTTCTTGAGAGCCTGAATGACCAGTTGAGCGTTCTCGCCAACCTTCTGTTTCTGTAGCTCCCGCGTCTTCTGGACAGATTCGCGGATAGACATCAGAACAGCCTTCTGCTGTTCCTCCGTCATCCCCTTGAGAATCAGTTGTTTGGCGAGGCTTTCAACGTCCATTGCTCAACTCCCTGGACAATTCTTCCAAGAAGTCTTCTTCCATGCCGGTTACCTTGTTCTTTTTCTCGGCCATCTGGAGTTCGACGATCTTAGACTTGTTTTTGATGTCTGCCTCTTTGAGCATCAACTCGGCAATCTTAACCCGCTTGTCAAACTCGCTAGCCTCTTGACCTTGCGGCAGGTTCGTAGTAGTCGAAGCGATGACTTTGGCCTGTACCTCTTGCGGCATAAGTTGCGCTTCAGTGAGCAATTTCTGCGCTTCAGCACGATTCTTCTCGGCCTGGGTCGTTTTGTCAGCGATCTGAGCCTGAGCCGCTTGCAACTCCAACTGCCGTGCCGCCATAGCCATTTGCTGGGCTTCTGGATCGGGCTGCGACATCTGATCAAGGGCTGCAATCAACTCGTACCTGTTCGACAGGCTGGAGTTGTTCAAGATGCCCTTCAAAATCAGCGGCAGAACCGGCGTATTCGGCCCCAGAGTCTGCAGCAGACCGATGAATTGCTGCTGCTCGTACTCACGAGCAATGATGCCCAAGGTTGCAGTCGGGATGAACTTCATATCCACGCTCGGATACCGCTCAGAATCGAACTGCATGTACCTAAACGCCGCCTTCTGGATGAACGGGATCAAGAAATCTTCTTGGAAGTTCACCAGAGTGCGCTTGTACTTCTTGATGATTGTTGCAACGGCAGTGGACATTGCCTGCCCATCACGCGCACCGTTCGTGACCATGCCCTGGCTGTCTAGAGTGCCCGTTGCTTGCAGCAACATACGCTCAAATTCTTGGGCGGTACGCAGGTTATCAGGGCTGTTCTGGCCAAACTTGAAGGGATACAGGATCTCGGCAGGGTTACCGTTGACCATGAACGCTTTACCGGGTTTTACTTCAAACCTAGCACCCCTCGGCAGGCGCGTAGCATCCATGCCCATCATCGGAGCAGTCGTCAGAGCCAGAGAATCCAGGTGCGAACGGATCTGGGCATCGATAGCCTTCTGCATGTTGTAGGACTTTTCAACAGTCCCACGGCCCAGCAAGCGGTTCGGCACGGTGTCGTCTTGGTACGAGATGACCGGACGATCCTTCATCATGTACGGGTTCTCTTCTGCCTTCAGAAGCATCGAACCGTTGGCGATAACCACAATAGCCTCGACCATATCCGTGTAGTCTTCAGCCACGGAATCGTCAGGAAACAGCACAACTGTCTCGGTGTCCTTCTCCTGAAGGTATTCACGCGGCACGAGACCATAGTATGTCAGCAGCAGAACCTTCTCGTCTTGGTACTGGCTAGGCTCTTGAGTCGGCTCAAGATCGGAATCCTCGTAGGTAGTCCCGATGTTGACCTTCTTGTAGATTCCTTTTTCGATTCCTTCGACGACTTTGTGGATTGAGACATACTTTTCGATGGCCACGCCCATGCAGTCGTCAATAGAGGTGCCGTTGGGGTCAAACAGGAAGTTTTTCGGGTTGACCGGATTGAGCTTGACAGCCATGCGGTTCTTTTCAATCACACCGATGGCGGCTTGCCCAGGCTGACCAGGGATGGGCTGGGTTGCTGGCTCAAAGATTTTCTCGGTCTTGACGATGATTTCGCCAATGCCAGTGCCGTAGATCTCTGCCATCAACTCAATCTGGTCGATAGACTTGCGGATCTTGTCCTGCTTGAAGTCCTCCATGAGCTGTGCCTTGAGGATAGACACATCGAGAGGATTGCCATTCACATCCCTGAGATCATCTTGGATGTCAAAGAACTCGCCCTGGCCAAAAATGGCCTCCATGATCTCGGCATGGCGGGTTTCGACGGCTTGTTGGGTAGCTGGAGTGACGATGCGGGAACGCTCGGAGTCACGAACCTTGTCTTCAGCGGCCCACTCGCCACGGAAGATGCGCTCGTATTCCAGCCAAGAGTCTAGAAAGTTGGTGTTTCGGTAGTCGCGCCACCGATCACAGTGATCTACGACAAACGCCGTCAGTTCTTTGTCGTTCTCTGTCGGCTCGTAGAACTCATTTTGATCCATACTAGACTCCTGATATTACGTCGATAGGCTCCCAGCCATCATCAGCCTCTTCAAAGTAGCTTGTCACAGCCAACTGGTCGATATAGCTGAGTGCATCTGGCAGATCATCGTGTACCCCTTGCGCGGGAAACATCAGAAGTTGGTCAACAAAGTCGTCCCAATTCTCTTCGCTGTTTAGCACTATTCTGCCGTGTTCAAACCGGCCTTGCAATGCCCACACGATTCTATCCGTTTTCTTGCGATTTCCGTGAGTTAAATCAACGATGTGCGAAAACACGTTGTTTTTCCTCATGAGATCGCTCAAATACGGCAAAACCGCGTTCTTTAGCGCCCCCCGCTCAATTCCGACACTCAATGGCCGGTAATCCCGCATCTTGGTCAGAATCTTAGTGGCTGTTTCCCGGATATCCCACCTGCCGTGGTCGATCTCCTGGACGAACCATTTGCCCTCATCCGTGACCTTGACTACCGCAATGGCCGACTCATCTAGCCGTTTTTTGGAGTTTGCAGCCTGTTTGGCCACTTCCTCGAAGCCAGCCAGATCCACAGCCACAAAATAAGAGCCATAAGGCGGTTCTTCGCCATATTTGATCCACTCTTCCTTGAAGACATCCGATCCAGCATTGGAGAAGCTGGCCATGTATTCCTGCTTAAAAGCGAAGCTGGACAGCGTTTTCTTGGCAGACTCGATCTCGTCCGGATCTATCAGCGGGTTGTCTTTGGTCGTGAAGTGCCAGGACTTCCAATCCTTGTCATCGCCATCCTGGCCCAGCTTCCACAGGTCGTGAAACCAGTTCCTGCCCTTTGGCGTTCCAATGAAGATAGCCTTGCCCTTCTTGTCGGACAGAGAAGCGCGGATAACCTGCTCCCAGGCTTGGGGCTTGATGTCTGCAACCTCGTCCAGCACCGCGAACGTCAGAGACACGCCTCGCAGTGTGTCAGGACGATCAGAGCCACGGACGTAGATTCTGGCCCCGTTTATCAGGGTAATGTCCAGGTTGTTGACGTTGGAGGTCTGGATCACCTCCCTGCCAAGTTCCAGCAGCAAGTCCCAGACAATCTGGCGCGACTGTCCCATAGTGGGACTAACGTACAGCACCGCTGAACCCTGGGGACACCGCAGCCCCTCGATGATCAGCATGGTAGCGGCCAGCCTGGACTTCCCACACCTACGGCCAGCAGCGATCACCTTAAAGCGGGTCGGGTCTGCGTAAACCTCTTGCTGCCAGGGCAGTAGTGAGAAGTTCAGGTCACTCATATTTGGGTTCTACGTCCTCAGCCTCGATGGTTTCACCAACCTGGACACCGATGCCAGAGATGGTGATGTTGACAGCACTACGCTGGGCGCTGGTCTTCTCAAACAGGCTGACCGGCAACGCTCTTTCCATGCACATCTTAAGTGCAACCATCTGTTGGGGGTGATCGTCGTTCATGGCGATGTCAATGACCTTCTTGACAACAGCCTCGCCCTTGGACTCCACCAACATCTTCTTTAGCTCTTTGAGCCGCTGGTACTCAGTCTTGGGTAAAACAGCAGGTGTTCTGTAAGCCATAAGCCATTGTATAGGAAACTAGCGTTTACGAGAATAGGGTAAACCATGATATAGTGAGTTCACGGGGGCATGACCCACCCCTCTATGCGGTTGAGCCGACCAAGTAGGATAAACGTGACGAACTGGGTGAGTTTCTAGTAGCCCCCTGCCAATGTCGTGAGACACCGCAGGTCAGGTGAACGGGGCAACGTAACTCAGGTGCCATCAGGCATAGTCTAGATAAACGAGAGGCTCCCTCTTCAAGAGGACTACCCATCTACGGGTCTCTACTCTTTCTCCTCTCTTTTTTTTTAGCAGGCGTTGTCGTCACGCTGTTAGGCTAAATCCACTTTTTCGGAGGGGGTGGGGCACCACAAAATTTTTACACAGCCGCCCGACCCTCCCCCCCCCTATCACACATCCGGGCAAACCCGCACAGGGTAAACCCTAATAGGGTTAACGATAGTAGGGTTATCCCTGATGCTAATGTTGCATAGGCTTATGCAGAATCTGCATGGGGTACGAGGGAGGCAGAGGG